AAGAGACGGCTGGGCTTTTCAGCACTTTTTCGGTGAGGCAATGAATCCTCAAGACTGCACAGTAATCGGCAGCATTCACCAAAACCCCGAATTTAGCCGTTTTTAGGTGCCATCAGCCACTCCGGAAAGCTAAGTTTTGTTCGGCATTCCTTCTTTTCGCCCTCCCAAATCTTGCGCATAGCCACGAGGATTCCAAATTCCGCGTCCGAGCCTATGGTGTTACGCTCAACGGGCTTGGCGTTGCTAAACTGTGCGGAATAGTTGGAGGTGTTTCGTGTGTTCATTTTTAGTTTTTCGTTGGCTTGCTATCCAGTCGCTTTAAAATGGGGTATCGTCTTTTTCGTAAAAATTTATTGATTCCGGCTTGATTGGATTAACCAGCCAGTTTGTTGGATCGCTTCCCTGCTCAGTGTATCTGCCGTTTGTCCTATCCCAGTAAAGTGGTATTTCGGCAATTCCATCACCCCAATATTTAAACTTTACTTTCTGTATGAACAAAGTATTTACCCCGTCAGATTCTTTGTACATAGATAAACCAATGTCGGTTTTGTTGTAGAAATTGGCACTCCCTGATATGTCGTAAAGGCCCGGCACATCGTACTTTTCAGCATTCATTGACATCTTGCGCGGGTGAGCTACAATAAAACAGTGTGTTCCGTTGGCGTGATTAAAGTTGGCAATCTTATCCAAACTTTCGCTTACGTGCTTCGTTTCGCTTTCGGTGTATTGGTGTTCTAATTTGTTCCAAGGGTCGATTACAAACCAGTTTATTCCGAACTTTAAAACCGCTTGCCGGGCCTTTTCCAGAATGTTGTCAAGGTTATATCCGTCATTTGGGTATAGCCAGAAATATCTATCTTCTAAAAATTGTTTTGCCTTTTCCATTAGCATTGCCTCCGTTTTAAAGGCAGATTTACCAATCAGTTTTTCAACGATCTTCAGTAGGTGTACTTCGGTCGGGCGATTCTCAGGTGAAAAATAAGCGCCTTTCAAGTTGTAATCCAAAGACAACTGAAGGCAAAGCTGGTCGATTATTTCAGACTTACCATGCCCGGGTATTCCGGTTATTACGGTTGTATAGCCGGGGTGGATGCTTAACTGCTGCCCGATCTTACCGCGTGGCTTCCATCCTTTCGGGAACCCGTTTTTAATCAGGTTTAACATGCTTTCCCAATGGTCGGAAACCCCAAACACGCCTTCAATCGGAAACGGTTTAATGTCAAATTCTACCTTTCCGGTTTTGCAATACATTTCGTTCACGTCCTTAAACTCACCCAAAAGGGCGCGGGAGCATTTCTCAACGCCTATCCTTCGGGCCAGTTCGTTTGCCAGATTGTTGCCCGGTTCATCGTTATCCGTGCAAATTATTACTGATTTGATTCCTTCAAAGTCCTGATAACAGTTATCCAGATACTGCATGTTGTTGTGCCCCTTACTGGCCCCGTTCGGAACGCTGATAGTATTCGTATGGCCTAACTTTATCAAGGTCAAAGCGTCAATTTCACCCTCCACGATTATGCACTCTTCCTGATCTTTCAGTCCGTCAATGTTGTAAAATATCAGCTCGGCATCCTTTACCAGTTTAAAGTTCTTTTCAGCGTCCCGGTACTTGGTGTTTATGAGTTTACCGTCACGAAAGTAATTAAACCTGATTGTATGGCATTCCTTGCCAGTCTGAGGCATCCATTCCGGCCCGTCCGTTACTTTCATGGCCGAAAGCACATCTTGGCTTATATTGCGTTTTAGGAACCATTCCAGAACCTTGTCCGAAAGTGAGGTCTGGTTTTCCCACTTGGGCAGAACGTATTGCTTTTTTTGAAGCCCACCCGACCAGTCGCAGTGGTGGCATTTCCAAATGCCTTTATCAATGTTTACCGAAAGGCATTTAACGTTTTTCTTTTTGCGGTCTTGGCTGCATTTCGGGCAGGTAGTCATTATCTGGCCACTCATTCGCCTACCGGTATCAATATCGAAATCTGCGAATGTCATTGTAGTTTGCCACGGTTAAATTTTTGTTGTGTTTGGCCAAAAGGAGTAAATCCCTTCAAAGATGTTCTAAATTCCTGAGCTGTTCTCATTACCCATTTGTTTCTGGTGGCCACTGAAATAAAATTATCCATCTCTGATCGACTTACTATACGCCCACGCATTGATTCCCAAACAGGGTCAGAATTATCAACAATTAAATTACCCCAAGATTGCCAGTTTAAAAAATCAGTTTCAGTTTCAGTTTCAGTTACAGTTACAGTATCGGTAACAGTTACAGTATCAGTATCGGCTTTTTTGGGTTTTTTTAAACCCACTGGGTTTTTTGGGTTTTCTGGGTTTTCTGGTCTGCCTCCTTTTAGCCCGTTTTGGCGGTTTCTCTCAACAGTTCTATCGTATTTCTTGGAATCCTGAACCATTTGATTTTTAAAAAACTGAAATGCCATGTAAATCCTTGATGTATTGTTTGGTTCAATTCCAGAAATAGAAAATTGAAAAATTGCATCAAACAGCATACCCTTATCTTCTAAGGATAGATTCTTTATTGGCTCGTAGTATCCGTGATAAAGTAAAAATGATTCCTTAGCCATTTGACTTTATTGTTTGATAAAAGTCCTGAATAGCCTGAAACTGTTCTTTTGTGCCTCCTTTATCTGGGTGGTACTTTAAAGCCATCTTTCGATAACTTGTTTGTAAAACAGATTCATCTAATCGGTCACTAACATCAGTCATATTAAGCCTGAGTGCAAGTATTACTTTTAGATCAAACAATAACTCAATTGGTAAATCAAATGATTCTATAGCATAAGCTATATAATTGGTCGGAAGATTTGAAAGAGATTCTCCTTTGTACTTTCCGAATGGGAAGGTTTGATAAGTCATAATTAATTAGTAATGATACAAAATTACAAAAATATCTCTAATCACAAAATAGACTTTATCTTTCTCATAAGCCTTTCGTTATCGGTAGGTCGCCCCGCGCCCGGCATAGCTCCCCCGCGTTTCTTATCCGGGTACCATCGGCTTTCTTTTGGGTGGCGTTCTCGCATACGGTCGGCTAATTGCTTTAGCCACGTAGCGTTTGATCGCTTGTCCGGATGGTCGTTACGCGGGAATATATCGCCTCCTTCCTGGCCTCTTGGGATAGAGCTTTCAGGTTTTAGGTAGCTTGCTTTGGGGAGTGTTTTGCGGCTCATATTGGATTGATTAAAATTTCAGGTGTTCTTATAAACGCGTTCGATTGAGTGAAATGCAGCTTTACCCGTGCCACAGAATCGCGGAAATAATCGGGGTCAAGTTCACAGGCATCTAAGTCAAAGCCCATCTCACCGCAGGCTATGGCTATTGATAGGCTTCCTCCGTGGGTGTCGAGTATCTTGTCGCCTTCTTTGGCGTAATTCTTTAGGAGCCATTTGTAGAGGGCTACAGGCTTCTGAGTTACATGGATACGCTCCTCATTCAACTGTTTGTTACCCTGTTGAATTAATGCTTTTCTAATATCCTTACCGCAATAAATACCTTGAAACATTCCTGCCCATAAAAAATAAACAATATCAGTTCTTTTATTGAAGCTGCAGAACGCCAACTCGCAATCAAATTGATCAGATTCATCATTTAATTTATCCCAAACAATATACCCACCAGAAAGTCCGTAATAGTTCCCTCCCCAAATAATTTGGTTTCTGCTAATCCTAAACAACTCATTCAAATATTCATTGGAGGATGGTTTAAAGTCCCATTCTTTCGGCTTGTAATTAGGCTGTTTAATTCTTAAAGAACTACCATTTTTTTGGACTACGGTGTTTGGTTTTATGCTTGGCTTGCTTGCTCCTATATTGTATTCTAAATCTACTATTGCCAGTTCATAGAACTTATCTGGAACTTTCGACATAAAGGCCATATTATCAGTATTAAACAGCCTTATCATAACCCCTTCAAATAATCAATCACCGTCATAACACCATAGATCAAAGCAGGGCAGATAACGAACCACGCGACCGGAACAATGACAAAGAACAAAAACTTTAGTTCGTGTTCAAGCATCATTCGCTTAACATCTTTGCGGTAGTACTTAAGAGTCATGGGGTTGATTTTAAATTTTGATACCATTCTATTGCTTCACCAAGATTTATAAAAGCCTCCTCTTTTGGTTTTCGGGTAATTATAAAATCTAAGTCTTTTCTTAATTTAGAGTGCATGTAGTAAAGCTCGCGCTCAAACTTTGTTAGGTCTAAATCCCTGAACTTTAACCATACACGCATGAGCCAGTTGTAGTCGGTGTGGTATTTAGGCCTACTCACGGAGTCGCTTCTAAAGTGCTTAATCCATAATCCTTTTGAATCTGTTTCTGGAGTCAGCCCCTCAAACCTCGCCATTATCTCGGAGTACTTGTTTATTTGTTCTGGTGTTAGTGTCATAGGTACGCAGTGTAATGCTTTATTCGCTCAATCTCTGCTTTCAGTTCGGATACTTCTTCTAACATCGCAGCAACAAGTTTTTTATCCTTTGCTTTTTCATTGAATATTATAGACTTAAGTGCGGTTATCTTGGTATTCAGTTCAGCAATCTCGTGGTCTTTCTCTTTAACCAATATCGAAAGCAAATCTAAAGCCTCACTAATTTCTTTAATATCCGTTTGAGGTACATCCGCACCCTTGCGCCACTTCTGATGATAGTCTATTACTTGTAAGGCTTCTTCTTGTGTCATGCTATTTTGTTTAGTTTCTCTAAAACTTTCACTCTTGTTGCTGCGTTTGCTTCCCGATACCACTCTTTGAAGTTGAGAATATCTGCTTTCAATTTTCTTATCTCCATGCCAGAATCAATTGACTCGTTCAATAGATCGGTTATTCTAAAGGCTAACTTTTCGCGCTCGGCTTTCAGTTCGGCAATCTCGCGGTTTTTGGATTCGATTACTTTTAGTGCTTCTTCTGCTGTCATGGTGTTTGCTTACTGATTCAATTGACTCTGTTTTTAGTTTTCCTTCCCTTGTTCTTATCCAAATAAAGAGGCGTTGAACTTTTTATAAGTCCATTTTTGTCGTACTTATCGTATCTCGGCCTGTGCGTTTTACAACTGAATAACAGCGACAAAATAAATATCACTATGGAAAATACCAGCAACCAAAATATCGTTCGGGTTACTGATTTACGAAGTCTGCGCTCGTCTGGTGTCATATTTTATTCTTTATAGCCCTTAACTTGTACCCCTCAGCAACGTAGGATTTTATTGCAGATAACTTGTCGATGTCTGCTTGTGTGAATTTACGCTTTTGATTTATGCCGCGCAATAACTCAAGCCCGAAATACTTACCCCAAAATCTTATTTTACTTTTTGGTTCACATAACAAAGTAGACACCTCGTCAATGCTCCAGTAACGTTTGTTTATGTTTTCGGATTCGGTCATGGCTTTTCATTTAAAGTCATTTCAAAAATTTCCTGAATCTCTCTACCTGTTAAGGTGTCGGGATGCCTTTCGGTTGTATCTCTACCTTGAGATTTTAGCCACTTTATAACGCACTCAAATTTGTATAGAAGATTCATTCTATTCCACCACTTCATTGCGTCTATTCTTTTCTCTTGTTCCTCGGTCATTTCTTTACTTCGATTATTGTTATTCCGTAGATAGCCTCCACAAGTTTCTTTTTTAAACGATACACGGGAGTAGCAACGCCTTTAACGTCATATAATTTTACATCACCGTTTGCGTATGTTACCAGAAAATCACCCTTGTAGGTACAAATCTTTTCGCCCTCAATTTCAATAGGAAATTTAGGCTGGCGTTCAATTTCTACTACCCTTTCGCTTGCCTCTTTTGCTTTCCTTGCGATGTCAAGTTTAGCCGCGAAGGATGCCTCTGCTTTGCTGTCGTACAGTTCGCCATTGTAAACGGTTTTCTTTGCGTTGTACTTGTTCATTTGTAGGGCAGGTAAGTACCAACATACACAAACCTCCACTTCCAAAGTGAGAATGTTAACTTTAATGTTAACAGGTTACCACCCATTGCTAATCGCTTTATGGTGTCAATGTCATCGGTGCGGATTGTCCAGATTTGATTTTTCATTTTCTTAGTAGTTTAGATGGTAAATAATACTGCGCAACTCTTTTTTCTCCGAACTTGGTTTTGATTTTTATCATCTGCTTTTGGATGTCAAAACCTTCTTCTATAAGTTCGGATATTCTGTTGCTGGCTTTGATGCAGCCGCAAATCTTTAAGGCTTCTAACCCTGTCATTTTGCAACCCGTTAACAAATAGTTTAAGATTGCTTTCTTTTGGCTTTCGATCTGTCTCATGTTGGCATACCGTTTTTAAATGTGTGAATTAGTTTCTCGTTTGAATACTCACGCGCAAGGTTGTCGATTACATACCCTCCGCCAGTTACGGCATAGAGATACACTATACGCTTTTCCTTTTCGCTTATCTCCCGCGCTTTTTCAATTGCAATCACGCGGGTGGGGATTTTAACGGGGAAGTCTGTCATACTACTTCGCTGTAAAGTTTGCCAGATTCGCGGCCTTTGTTAATACGAATGTTTACCCATCCGTTTTTGAGATTGGCTTGCAGTAGGTCAATATCCTTTTGCTGGATGCCTATTTCGATTTGGTCAGGGTATTTACCCTCCTTTGTTTTGCCGATGAATTTTTTGTCTGCCATGATTATTTAAGTTGGTTAATAAATTGTTCCATTTTGGTTCTGCAAAGTTTTGCTTTGCGGTGTATTGTGTTTTGAAACTCCACATTTGCCGGAACCTCTACTTTGTGGGTTTGCATTTTTTCTCTTTTAAATCGCGGGTCAAATGAAAAGAAGTCAGAACTATTTCTTTCCGTAAGCATCATTTCAAGCTGCATCTGTGCAAAATACTTAGGCTCAAGTTCCTGAAAATTTTTCTCATTCAGAAATAACTTGTATCGTAAATGAGTACTTGAGTCAGGGCATTTTACCTGAACAACTTTAGAGGGCAGAATCAAATCAGGCGTACAACCCAATAAGCCATCACCGACAAAGAAAACAGTGCCGCCAGAACTTGTGTAAATAACATCGTCAGAATACAAATCAAATCCGTAGTCCTCGCAATATCTTAAAACTGCCTCCGGCTCTTTCTCGTTACCCCATTCCATAGCAGAAGAATAGAATTGTTCTTTAGGCGCGCCCTCAAGGCCCTGAATGATTTCAAGTATGTAACTTATTGCGCCATCACCTAAAACGGTTTCGTCCTCCCTGTACTTGGCTTGGCTCTTTGGGTTCGCTTTCTTGTACTCTGCCAGTTCTTGCTCATTCATTAAGACTTTACCGTTAGCCATTATTTCGCTTATCCTTGAGGCTGTGAATAAGTCCTTACGGATTTCTGCCCACTCGTTTTTATTCTCGAATATGTACCGCTTAATTTCCATTTAGCTTTTCTTTATTTGATTTGATCTTTGAAAGTATTCCTTCATCGGGCGCAAATGATAGCGTGTCTTTGCGGGAAATATCCGAACCAAATATTTTACCTATTGTTTCGGCAGCGTCTTTTATAGCGTAAGATTTTGCGGCAGGGAAAGCCATAGCAATTGCCCCGTTGTTAATATTTGCAAGGTCGGCAGGGCTTGTACCTTTAGCGGTCTGTAGTTGTGAGGCTCCTATACCATCGGCAAAAGACCAATCATTTAAGGCGGGGTTAAAGTAGTGAATCCGAACGGTCACCCATACGCCATTAAAAGCCGTACCCTGACCTGTTATTTCGGGATGCCAAGATTTAAAAATCTTGGTTAATAAGTATTCAACCTTGTCAATCGGTAGGTATTTGTAAGGGACTGAATTGCCATGTTCGTCCTTCATTTTTATATAAGGGTGTTCCTTCACCCACTTTGGTGGCGGTGGCGTGTTTAGAATGGCATTTAAGCCCTCCGATTTTCCGGCTAATTCCAGACTGTCCTCAAATAGTTCCGCCAGCGTGGGCAGTTTAACGGTCTGCTGCATGGCAGGAAGTGTTGGTGTTTTCTTTTCGCTCATAGTTGGTTAAATAGTTATTTTAAAATAGTCTGTTGGGAATCCTGTAACGCGCTGGTAAGTCCCACCCCAGAACCAGCAGAAGTTTGCAGCCTCGCTTTCGCTGTCGGTGGTGTAGATGTTGCTATAAAGATGTCTCATAATTTTTGCCATTTAAAGTACCCATAGATTAAATCCAGTGCCGCGCTCACATCGTCAGGGTGCGCTTTCGGCTTGGCTTGTAGTTCTATTACCGTTACCCTGCGCTCCTCTACTTTGTCGTAGTATTCGTTAACCTCGTTATAAGGAATAACGTCTTCGCCTAATACATCGCCCTCAGTGTTGAATATTTCTACCGTTAGATTTTGCATGTTGATTGTTTTGAAGGTTTTAAGATGTCAAATTGATTTTTCATTTTGATAGTTTTTAAAGTTTCTGGCTGCAACCCCGCAACCATAGAACAAAGGTAAAGTGTTGGTTTAACATGCGCAAGTAATTACATATTTTTTTAATTAAATATTTTTATGTACGTTTGCGAAGTAGTTAAAACAACTGAAATTATGTCAAAAACAAACAAAGTAGGCAGGCCAAAGGGATCAAAAAAAACCACCCTAAATCTATCTTTGAATAAAGATTTAAAGAAAAGGCTTCAAAAAAGAGCAATAGATCAGGGATGCACCGCCTCGGTTTTGGTGGAATTGGCATTATCCAGTTATGGCATTTAGGTTTTAACTACGAAGAACTGAACAAATAATAAATAAAAGCGAGGGATGGCCTGTGTGAGCGGTGAAACTCGAACTGAATAATTATGGACTATCTAAATCGTCAACCAACAAAAGAGTTACAACAGTTCCAAAAACTGATTGTCCAAGATTTGTATATAAAGTATTTGAATAAAGGACTCGATTACTTTCAATGGGAGAACGAAAAGAAGGATGCTATCATTGAAATGAAGGACAAAGAGATTACTGAACTCCAAATAATAAACTCAAAACAGTCATTCCAAATACTGAAAGTAGAGCGGGAATTTAAGGAGTATGTGAAGAAAGTGAAGGCAAATAAATCAGACTTAGAAAAGCAGAACAAACAACAATCAATTATAGATGACTTGAAGCAAAGACTTCAATCAACAGAACAGAGATTAAGAGTAAGCCATAAACTAAATGAATTAATGGCAAGACAGAATAAACACGGGAACAGGTGAACTGAACAGTTAAAATTATGGTACGTGCAAAATTCAAATGTGAAACCGTTAATCCTGACACAAATGGAGCAGACGGAAAATCAATTGCCCTGACTGCTGTTACAAATGGAAGTGCTGAGAATGACAGCTTTTTCAAATGGACACCTGCCGGAACAGTTTACTTATCAATTGTAAATCCCGATGCAGCAAAGCAGTTTGAAGTAGGCAAGGAATATTATGTTGATTTCTCCCCCGTGGAGTAGCCATTGTCAAACGAAATTTAATTTTAACAAAATGATACGTCACTACACATTCAATTACAACACTTACGATGCAGAAGCCTGTTTCAAAGTGGACACAGAAAAATTCAAAGCAGAAGATGC